GAGATCAAGGCCCAGTTGGAGTCGGACCCCGGCCTCGCGTTCGACACTTTGTTCCAAAAGCAGTACGGCGTTTCGATGGCCACACTAGTCCAGCTTGCCCAAAAAGGCGCGAACGCGGACGCGAATCTCGGAACCGAAGCCGTCGCAAAAGAATTCCTGGCCCGCAACGCAGACACCTACTACCCAGTAGGCAAGAACGAGACCCTGCTGATCCAGTGGCTGGCAAAATACAAACTCGGCAAACCGGGCGCAGACATCGGTGAACTTTACACCGGCGGCGTCTGGACAGTCGAAAATCTTGAGGAAGCCTTCCAGGACCTAGCGAGCGATGACTTACTCGCCAAGGCCCCGAAGGCCCCCAAACCAACTCCGCCGGTAGCGGTTCAACCCAACGAACCGGCACCTGCGCCGCGCCCCGATGAACGGATTGTTCGAACGGAGACGCGCCCGAGAGCGGGTCTAGGCATCCAGAGAAGTGACGTATCACCCGTCCCGCCTCCGGAAGCCCCAAGGCCGCCCTCAGTCGAGGATTTAGAATCCCTGTCCGATACGGAAATCGCCAACTTGTTGGCGGGCACCCGTCGGATCCGGGCCCTGAATCGGCGCTCACAGTAATACCACGAAAGACAACCCAACATGAGTTACTCTCCTGCATCAATCGTTACATCTGGCGCGCTACCGAACTTGGTGGCCATTCACTAAATTCTTGGTGAAGTAAAACTGTTCTAAATCGGTGAAACTCTGTTGACTTTTACTACTAGGTGTGGTAGCATAAGGATATAGACAATACCGAGGAAACCGTGAAAGAGAAAACCAAAAGCTACATGGCTGGGATTTTCGATGCAGAAGGTTGCATCCGGATCGCCACCCACAAACGAGGAAGCAAGACCTACTTCGAACCCAAAGTATACTTGAGCAATAAATCAAGAGCTTTGATGCAGTGGTCTGTGCTACATTTCGGGGGCAGCTTTACCCGCAATGTAAACAACAAGGCAGGCGAGGATTGGTACATTTGGTACCTGCAATCCTTCCCTTCTACCGTTGCTTTCCTTAAAGCTATTCTGCCCTACTTGAGATACAAAAGGGAACAAGCTGACGTTCTGATTGAGTTTATTGAGAACAGAGAAAATCTGTCCGAGGACCAGAAACATGGATACCTCCAAAAACTCAAGGAAATGAAGCAACACGGGTCCGTAACGACTGAGACGAACAGCAGTTACCTCAAAGCAGAACCCTCCTACATGGCTGGTTTCTTTGATGGCGAAGGTTGCATCCGAGTGAACAAAACCCTCTCTCGGGGTGTTATCTGCTACCATCTGATCGTGACCATCTCGAACAACGACAAGACCGTGCTTGATTCTTGCAAGAAACTGTACGGCGGCGACGTTCGAAGTAAAGGAAAAAGGAATTGTTTCCAGTGGTCTTTGTTCAACAAACTCCACATTGAGCAGTTTCTCCTCCACACGCTTCCGTATCTCGTAGTCAAGAGAGACGAGGCCCTAGCTGGAATGGAATACGTTGGATTAGGCCACAAGGTTCATTGCCCGCCCAAACGGGAAGAACTTTATCTTCGCCTAATTGCTTTGAAGAAACTGAAGATACAGTCTGAACTGCATAGCGATATGCAGAGCGCCCCATCAGAGATGCTGGCGGCCTAAACACAATGATGAACGCGAGGCCGTGCCCAATCTCAAGGCCCAAACGCCCTTTTTGAGCATGACCAAGCAGCGCCCTCTGCCTCTTCGGCAGGGAAACCAGATTCAGTATTAATGTGCTGAAGTAAAATCCGGCTATATCGGTGGAACTCTCTTTGAGACAATACCGAGGGAAGACTGGGCAACCAGAACCCGTAGAGGCTAATACGCCGGACATTTCCATTATCTGGAAATGAAGATAGAGTCCGAGCTGTGCGGCGACGTACAGAGCGACCTTATGGTGACATAAGAGGGGCGAAAGCCCGGTGACCCGAAAGGGCATCTCCAAAACACAACTGTCTACACCTACGCTCTCCTCGCAGCCAATTTGAACCAGGCGGCGGAAGGGACCGTGGGCTCCCCCATCAGCGAGTCCAGCTCGAAGATCGTTGCTACAATCGGCCAGTACGCTGATTTTATCAATTCCTCGGACTTGGCACTCGACGTGGCCATCGATGACCCAGGTCTGTTGCAGAACCTTGCAAACGAACTGAACTATCGCCTGGCCCTCACCCTCAACTCCCTTGTCCAGCTTACCGCTGACTCGGCTGTTGCGGTCGATTCCCTGGTGAACATCCAGCTCGCCAACGGCTCCTACCTCACTGCGAACAACATTCGCTCTGCGGCCCAGTCGCTGGCATCCGTCAACGCTCGTCCTCTCATGGACAACTCGTTCGGCGGAATCATCCACCCCAACGTCGTGCGCGACGTATTGAACGACACGAGCTTTAATGGTCTGACCGACATTATCAAGCGTGACGATTCCATGCGCGCTATGCTGTTCGAGCTCCCGAAGAACGAAGATGTCATCAAGTTCGGCGGGGTTAAGTTCAAGCAGACGACCACGGCACCTACTGTTACCATCTCAGGTAACACATTCTACAACACTTACATTTTTGGCGATGACGCGATTTTCTCCGTGTTCCTCGGCAAGAATCCTGAAGACGGATCGAAGAACTATTTGAAAATGGTAGCTTAAGCGAGTAATTGCTTTCGAACACAAGGCTAATTCGGTGAACGTCTCCTTTGGAGAAAACGCCGAGCGAAGCCCGAGAACATCCGGGAACGTGTAGAGACTATATACCTTGCCCCTCGCAAGAGGGTGATGACATAGTCCGACCTGTGCGGTGACGTACAGAGGCGAGCAGAAATGACCCGCCCCATCGGCAACGGTGAGTAACAAACGTGAAGCTCTTCATCCAGTCTGCTCCAGAACAGGGTTCGGTTTCGGATCCTGCGCGTCAAATCGGTGGTGTGCAGACCCAGCCTCCGACTGTGTTGGTAAACGTAGCTTAGTTCGTGGGTCAGCTACAACGTAGACATACTTGCGTCGCTACGGTGAGAGCCGTAGTTAGAAAATTCTATCTGATTGACTTGGAAGCTGAGATGGCTGACAGGGCGGAACCCGAAAGGGGCCGTGAGAGACTAAGCGATAGAACACCCCTCGGGGTGATGCGATAGTCCGACCTTATGGGAATTGGAACCATAAGAGGTGAGCAGAAATGACTCATCTTGCTGGTAATACAGCAGATAACAGCCGTGAAGGTATACCAACACCCTGCGTTAAATCATCGGCGCAGGTAAAACTTCTTCTGATTGACTCGGACGCTGTGATGCCAACGAGGCGGAACCCTACACACGGGACCGTGAACGACTAAGCGAAGAAGACCCGCAAAGGTATGCAATAGTCTGGACATACGGGAATAACAACCGTATGAGGCAAGCGGAACAGAAACGACTTGCCCGTTTCCACATAATGGAAAAGGTAACAGATTCGCCTGGTTCTACCATGACGCTACGCCGGTTGCAGTCTCAGACTTCCTCCAGCTAGTGTTGTGAAATAAATCTAAAACCTGTTGTGATTTTTCGTTGATTTGAACGTCTAATAACTATAGGGATTAGATTTACAAAAGTTTGGAAGAGGGGGCTGTGCTTCCCCACGGCCTCCTCAACCAAAACTCACGGGAAGGTGAGAAAAATGGCAGTAATCTATTGCATTACGAACACTGTGAACGGAAAAGTCTACGTAGGAAAGACCGTTCAAGAGCCTCACGTCCGCTGGCGTTCCCACGTCAAGCTGGCCGAAGAAGGCAAAAACATCTACTTTAGCCACGCTATTCGCAAGTACGGCCCCGGAGCTTTCGTTCTGTCTACCCTTGAAGTAGTAGACAACGTAGATGATTTGGACGACGCGGAACGGAAATGGATCAAAGAATTACGATCCTCTGATCGCAAGTTTGGATACAACAGCACCCACGGCGGAGAAGGCTTCTCCTACGGTGACTTGAACCCCAATCGGCTGAATCCTCGCAAGGGAGC